ACGCAGCAGACAACCTGCGTACACAGCTTGATGATGAACTGAGAAACCTCTACGTGCAAATGGGAGTCTCCAAGCTTGACCTTAAGGTGAACGGCAAGAAGGTTGGCACCGTGTCAGCTAGGCTCTCAAAGCCAAAGGTTGAGGTTGTACCACAGGTTAAGAGTGTTGCTGAGTTTGTTGACTGGATCATGACAAGCGATTCTGGCATTGACACACTCACCCGCCTAATCACGCTCTACCCAGACAAGGTGCTGGAGTGTGCAACGCAAGACGGTGAGCTTCCAGGCGGTTGCGAGATGGTAAAGCGTGAAGTCGCTGAGTCTTGGCTTGGTACCACGCTTCGAGTTGACGCTGACAAGGTAGCAGACGCTTACCAAGGACAGTTGCCACAGCGTATCTACGGACTTCTGGGAGATGGTAAGAATGCTAACTAAACAAGAGCGTGCAGCAATCGCCGAGAGAATAAAGAGTGTTGACTATGTAGACGAGAAAACATTCTACGAATCGATAGTGGGCAAGTGTGTACCTAGTACAACGTCATACACTGAAGACTTAAAGACGATGTTCCGAGTGGTCCTAGATTTATGCGACTCGTCCAACATGATTGAGTTACCGCTGGATAAGAACGGCGTACCGTTTAAGATAGGTGACACGGTATATGACCCCAATAACAAACAGCGCAAGGTCAATGGGTATGTCTTTGTTAATGGCTGCTGGAAAATCATTGTTTCTTTTTGGTCCGAGTCTGACTTTACAAGCATTTATTCAAATGACCTCACACACAAAAAACCTGTAACAATCGCATCACTGGCGAAAGAGCTCACAGATATTGTTGGTTCAGATTATGGTACTCCTATGGTGGTTAAACGTAAGATATCCGACATCGCTGACCAGCTCGAGAGCCTAGGTGATAGCGATGACTAATCGTGAAGAGGTAGCGAAGAAGTGGCGACAAGTCGGCAAAAGGTTAGACAAAGAACCTCCGATAAGTCTTACGGGTACAGCATGTATAGTACTTTGGGAGCTTTTGGAATCTGCTGGAATACGTGATAACAATTCTTACAGTGATGTATTTAGCCGTCTAGCCAACCTAATTGACCCTACATGCAGGCCAGTTGAAGCGGACAATAACATCGTTTGTTCCGAGTGCGGAGCTGACCTGTATGACGATGACTTGTATTGTCCTCATTGTGGTGCAAGGGTTGTGAGAGGACTAGAGACGCTTGAGCAAGCTGCTCTACCAGCAGGTGGCTATATCGACAATCAAACACTTGCCCTGGCAACGTAAAGGAGTTGCGATGAAAGAAAGCGAATACGTTGGTGGTACTGACGGTTTCAGAAAGCTTTGGTTCACAAACGAACCAATCGTGAGATGTCGAGATTGCAGGTTTTGGGCGACAGAACATCACTTTTTCGGCGGTTGTACCGGTAAAGAATTTGACCCGGACGGCTTTTGTTCATGGGGCGAGAGGAGGAGCGATGAACAACCAAGACAAAGCAGCTGAAGCAGTTAAGAAGCTTGCACAGGTTGCGTACTTGACCGATGGTGAAGACATCAGCGATAAAGTCAAAGGCAAAAAAGTCTATTTGTCAGGACCAATTACAGGAATAAAAAACTACAAAGGTTTGTTTTTGTTTGTTGAGGAACTTGTCAGGATGTGTGATGCTGCACGGATCTTTAACCCTGCTTCACAAATCCCAGACAGCCTAAGCTACGAGCAAGCGATGAAGCGTTGTGTTACTGCGTTAGCGCAGTATGAAGTAATCATGGTGCTACCTGGATGGCATGTCTCAAAAGGAGCAAGACTTGAACATGATATTGCGTTCGCTTGTGGAATGCACATTATTGACTTGACCGATTACAGGCTTACTCGCTGTTTATGCAATACTGTAAATGTTGCTCTCTTGGAGTTGCTATGAGCAAGCAAAAGCAAAAAGGCACAGCGTTTGAGCGTCAAGTCGCAGAATACCTCGCAGCACGTCTAGGAGCTGATATTGAGCGCAGAACCACAGCTGGAATACATGACCGAGGAGACATCGCAGGGGTATTCTTCCGTGGTCTTCCGGTAGTCGTGGAGTGCAAGAACTGCACGCGTATGGAGCTTCCAAAGTGGCTCAAGGAAGCCGAGGTTGAACGTGGCAATGCAGACGCAGAGTTCGGCGTGGTAGTGCATAAACGCAAAGGCACAGGCGAGAAAAGCTTCGGTGATACTTACGTCACCATGACACTTGAAACGCTCGCAGCAATGATTGCAGGAAGTCATGAGCTTCTGCAATAAATCAGTATTTATTTAATTCCCCATTTATCACAACCTAATAGAAAGGTTCAACCATGAAGAAGATTCTTCAATGGCTGGCTGTTGCTGTCTTTGCATGCCTGGTATTTATTCCAGGCATTGCACAGGCACAGACGGTACCAGTTCAGCTCACAAGCTTCCAAGTTACCAACTTAGAGAAGCAACCAGTCAACTCAGTAGGCTTGCACTCCAAGTTCTACATGAACATTAACTGGGATGCCACAGGACAGGAACTCCACAACGGTGATTCATTCGACATTGAGCTTCCAACTTTCCTGCGCTTCCCAGATAGCGCAGCTTCAAGCTTCAACCTCTACACACCAGATGGTGAAGTTTGCGCGGTCGCAGAGATTAACCCGCTCACTCAGACGTGTCATGTCACCTTCACGAATTACGTTGAAGGTAAGGACAACGTCAAGGGTTCTATCTGGCTTGCAACGTGGATTGGCGAAGATAACGGACTAGATCATGAGGAGTTGCGCATCGTTCAGACCTCAACTGGTCAAGTTGCAACGTTCACAGTTCACACTGAGCGTCCTAACGTGCTCACAGGCGAGGTCATTGCTAAGTGGGGCGTTGCTGACACAGACGCTGACACAATCGAGTGGAAGGTGCGTCTGAACGTTAACCAGATGAATCTCACCAACGTCATCCTGGAAGACTCAATCGAAGCTGGCTCTTATGTACCCGGCTCTTTCAAGCTCTACCGCGTCCACATGGACGAGTACGGCGCAATCGATGACTCCTATGGCTGGCAGCCAGTACAAGTCGATGAGCCAACCATTAACGGCTCTACCTTTACGCTCAATCTCCACAACGCAATGGCAAACGGTGAACAGTACTTCCTTATTTACCGCACAACCAAGAACCCACGCATTAAAAACTCCATCACGCTGTATTCAGCTGAGAAGCAGGCATCGAGCGTCTGGACTTATGTAGCAGCGGACTCCGGTGGAAACGGTAACGGTGACAACCGACCTCAGCCAACTGAGCCGGAGACTCCACCAACACCAACTCCAGAACCTAATCCAGGACCACAGCCACAGCCTACTCCAGAGGAGACTGAGCCAGAGCCACAACCACGGCCAGAGCCAGAGCCAGCTAAGCCAACAAAGAAAGTCAAGAAGGCTAAGAAGACAGCTCTACCAGCAACTGGAGACGACGCAGTCGTTGCGGTTGCAGCAGGACTTGGAGCAATCGCTCTTGTATTCGTCATCGCAAGCAGGCTTGTAAGAAAGGAGCAGTGATGGATCATAACGGTTTCGTAATTTCAATGTTTAATACTGAAGAAATCGCAGCAAGGTATAAACACGCTGGATTTTGCCAAGGTATCAAGTCAATTATTCAAATTGCTGATGACTTAGGCAGCGAGAGAGCAATAGAAGAAGCTCGCAAGTATTACAACGCTCATGAAGGCGAAGATGACGAGTCATTAATCGTAATTGATGCAACATATCCTGAAGAAGGTGACAACTAATGATTTGTCCTCGATGTCTCAATGATGGTTGGGGAGACACCGCATTTGACCTTGAACACGATGAGCACGGTTGGCGCATTCGATGCCCTTACTGCAACCATGCATCCAGGTATTACCCAACTAGCGCAGAAGCAAATATAGGCTTTATTCTCGACAGAGAAGCTGAGCAAGATGAAGCCAATAGAGCCAACTGAGTACGTTGAGCCCAGCGCAGAAGATGTGCGACTCATTAGAATCTGGCGCATCGACTATGACTCGGTCTGCTTTGGTCTCTACACGTACACGCCAGCTCAATTCCATGCGGTCCACTCGACCGCATGGGACTTCTATCAGCGCAAGCCAACCATGAAGCACACAACGGCTCCTGGCACAGAATACGTTGAGTTCTATCACGAATATGTCTGCGTCTACGAGTCACGTATGCCAGCGTTCATGGAGTGCGTGAGAGCCAATGGACTTCATGGCAAATACCACGGAGCAGGACACCCGGAGAAAGAATACAAGTTTTAAGAAAGGAGTAGATCATGGGAGTATCAGTTCTCGTGCTAGGACATTCTGGCACAGGTAAGTCAACCAGCTTAAGGAACTTCAAGCCTAGAGAGATTGGCATTTTCAACGTAGCAGGAAAGCCACTCCCCTTCCGGGGAAAGATGAGCAAAGTAGACCATCCAACCTATGCTCAGATGAAACAGTCGCTCAAGGCTAACAAGCTTAAAGCGTATGTAGTTGATGATGCAAACTACCTCATGGCATTCCAAAGCTTTGCCAAGGCTAATGAGAAGGGCTATGACAAGTTCACGTCTATGGCAGTTGACTTTGAGCAATTATTGGAAGCTGCAAACAACACAAACGATGACACAATCGTTTACTTCTTTATGCATCCTGACTATGACGATGCAGGAAGGCTGAAGCCTAAGACCATTGGCAAAATGCTCGACAATCAGCTCTGTATTGAGGGCATGTTTCCAATCGTTCTCATCACAGAGCGTGATGACACAGGCTATCACTTCATCACACAGACAGACGGCTTAACGCCCGCTAAGTCCCCAATGGGAATGTTTGATGACCTGGTAATTGACAATGACCTCAAAGAGGTTGACAGCACCATTCGTGCTTACTGGGATATGAAGCAGCTTGCTTAATTCCCTATTTATTTAATCCACTATTTTTAAGGAGAAAATCATGAAGGCATTCGGTAATTTTGACAAGGTAGTAGCTTCTAACGGTGGCGGTTCTTCTATGCTCGAGCCGGGCGGATATGTTGCAAAAATTGTACGTGTTAAGGACCACACAGACGAGAAGAAGCCTTATCTCGAGTTTGTCTATGACATCTGGAACGCAGAGACTAAGTCATTTCTTTTCACAGCAGATCTTGCTGACACTACGAACGACTGGAGACACTCTTTCCGTATTTACTTCACAGGCACAACTGACTTTGGCAAGCAGCGTTACAAGGCACTCACCGAAGCAGTTGAGAACACTGCCCAGGGCAAGGGTGCCAAGGCATTTGTCTACGAGGACAAGGACGGAGCAGAGCAGACGCTCGTTGGCAAGCTCCTCGGAGTTGTCATCCGTCATCGCTCTTACGTCAACAGTGAGGGCAAGGTCAAGACAGCCGTTGATGTCAACGCATTCATCCCTGGCAAGGATGCAGCAGAAGGCAACTTTGACCAGAAATACGCAGAGCCATACGAAGCAGACGGAGTCGCAGAAGCACGTGCTAATGCGGTCAATGCAGTCATTGACGCTCCTGCGCCTGCCATTGAGCTTGCAGACGAGGATTTGCCATTCTAGAAGCCATGAGGTAAGAGAGGAGGTGGCACGTGGCTGATTACACAGACGGCTCTGGATGGGCGAAGCTGGACACAACAGCTGCGTGCCATCTAGCAGACTGCATGGATATGTTCCAAGGAAGAGCAGCATCTAAAAGAAGAAAGATGTTGCTCTTCTGCTATTCAAAGCTTAATGGAGCAAAGATTCCATTCTTTAGACTTGGGCGTGGAGCGATTGCTAAATCTTGCGGTGTATCAGATGAAGTAGCAAAGAAGTTCATTGAGTTCTGTTGTGACAATGAAATCTTTGTTGAATTTGAAGAGACAGAAAAGGGCTTAACTCCCAAGCGTACATTCTGGTGGATTCTTGAGGGGGTGGGTCTTCAAAGAACCACCCCTAGGGTCAAACCCCCTACTTCTAG